AGTTTTATCAGAGCCGTTGATAATTAAGCTCATTGATAGAGATATAGAAGGAGATAATTGTTTTGATATTCCATCGCAAAAAACGCCGGAAGACTATGAAAAAAACACTCCTGATTTCAGCACTTTCTTTTCTGATATATCTGATGAAATACTATTTATTCTAAGTGGCGAAGCAGAAGTTGCAAATTGTTCTTTGAGAATTTTACAACAAATAAAACATAAAAAAATAACAATTGTTTATTTGATTCCACAACGAGATTTCTTGACAACAAAACAAAACATGCAAGAACGTGTGATTAGAAACGTTCTTCAAGAATATACTCGTTCTGGTTTATTACAAAGAATGATTTTACTCGACAGTACACTAATAGAAACTGTTATGGGTGAAACGTCTATAAAAGATTTTGATTCACAATTCAGCGGAACGATTCTATCTTTATTGCGCACATACAGGAATCTTGAAACTCTTGAGCCAATGATAGATAATTCAAATAAACCAAAAGACATTTCACGATTGACAACTTTTGCATACTATGATTTTGTTAACGATCATGAAAGATGCGTGTATAATATGGACTTGATAGATGATAAAATCTATCATTTCTTTTTTACTGAAAAAACACTAAATAGCAACGCTAAAATGTTGCGTGAAATAAAAGAAAAACTAAAGAACAAAGCAGTTGACAATACAAAAATTTCATTTACTATCAACAGTGGAGCAGAAAAAGCTGATTTCTGTTTCGTGACATATCATAGCAAGGCAATTCAACAATAAAGATTTGCGATAATTCGCAAAGCAGTAGAAGCAAAAGTAGTTTAACTCTGCAACACACCGTGGTAGAGTTCACAACAGTTGACGGGAGATTTACCGATCAATAAGGAGAATAAACATGGGTATCGACGTTAAGAAGATGAAGGCTAAGTTGGCGGCATTGCAAAACAAGGGCGGTGGTAACAATAAGACTGCATTTTGGAGTCCAAAGGAAGGTCAACAATACTCTCTGCGTATTGTTCCAACCTCTGACGGTGATCCGTTCAAGGAATACTGGTTCCATTATGAGTTAGGCACGCAAGGTGGTTTCTTGTGCCCGAAGAAGAACTTTGGTGATCAATGCGCCGCATGTGATTTCGCCAGCAAGCTTTACAAGGAAAAGGATGAAGAGTCTTCCAAGATGGCAAAGAAGTTCTTGCCTCGTCAACGCTTCTTCTCACCTGTTGTAGTCCGTGGCGAGGAAAAGGAAGGCGTCAAGGTTTGGGGATATGGCAAGCTTGCCTATCAAGACCTTATCAATCTTGTATTGAATCCTGATTACGGAGATATCACCGATTCAGAAAACGGAACTGATTTGGCTGTATCTTCTGCCAAGGCTCCCGGCCAATCTTTCCCAATGACCAAGATTACACCTGCTCGTAAGACCAGCAAGCTTTGTCAGGGAACTGATGTAGAATGCAAGGATCTTTTGGAGACTGTTCCAGACTTTGAGAAGCTACACACTCGCAAGACTTCACAAGAAGTATCAACTATTCTTGATGAGTATCTTGCTAGCGCCGATAACGACGCTGATGCCGAAGCTGGTTCTTCTGAAACCAAGAAGTATTCTGCTACGCCAGCAGCAAAGAGCAAGGTAGATCAAGCATTTTCAGAATTAATGGAAGCTTAACATCATGAATAAGTTATAGTATAAAGAAGGGAGCAGGGAAACTTGCTCCCTTCTTGTCTATCTAGGAGATAACATGGCAATGGCTACATCAAAGAAAAATAAAGAAAATGCTGGCAGAGTATCTATCGATCAATTGCGAGATTTATTGAATAAAAAGAGCGGTCGTGAAGTCGCTTTTGATTTACAAGAAGAAAATCCCACTGAAGTAAATGAATGGATTCCTACTGGTTCTCGCTGGTTGGATTCTATTATTTGTCGTGGTAAGCTAGCTGGTATTCCTGTTGGTAAGATTAGTGAACTAGCTGGTCTTGAAGGTTCTGGTAAGAGCTATATGGCGGCGCAGATTGCTGCCAATGCCCAAAAGATGGGAATCGATGTTGTTTATTTTGATTCAGAAAGTGCCATCGATCCAGAATTTATGAAGAACGCTGGTTGTGATATGTCGCGTTTGCTTTACGTTCAAGCAGAGAGTGTAGAATATGTTCTTGAAAGTATTGAAGACTTATTAAAGACTAATCAAAGCAAGATGTTATTTGTTTGGGATTCAATGGCATTAACTCCAAGCAAGACTGACATTGAAGGAGATTTTGATCCACAATCTTCAATGGCAGTAAAACCGCGTATTCTTGCAAAGGGTTTGTCTAAGTTGGTTCAACCAATTGCTAACAGCCAATCAACGCTTTTGGTATTGAATCAGCTAAAGACAAACTTACAAGTTCAAAATATTAAGTATGCGACTGATAGTGAAAAATATACAACGCCGGGAGGCAAGGCGTTATCATATGCTTATAGTTTGCGTATTTGGTTAACTGGTCGCAAATCAAAAGATAGCTTCGTATTAGATGAACGTGGCTATAAAGTTGGTAGCGAGGTTAAGGCTCGTCTTGAAAAATCACGTTTTGGAACCGCTGGACGTGAATGTCTATTCCGCATTATGTGGGGCGGAAGTGTTGGTGTATTAGACAACGAGAGTATATTTGAAGCCGTTAAACCATTCTTAAAGCAAAATGGTGCATGGTATGAAATGGAAGTTAGCGGACAACCAAAGAAGTTTCAGCAATCTCAATGGGAAGAATTAATGAAAGAGGAGGCGTTTAAAAATACAGTATTGGAAATAATGGATCGAGAGGTTATTGTTAAATTCGATACTCGTGAAGGTGATGCCAAAAACTTCTACAACATTGAGGGTGAAGAAAATGTTGATCCAAATACCGGCGAAGTTTTAAATTAAAAATAACATAGTTGCTAACTAAGCCACCATAGCGTAAGATGCTATGGTGGTTTTCTTTTGGAGGTTACATGGCACTTGGCATTTGCTGTCAGTGGTTAGAGGAAAGAGTTAAGCGCGACAATTCTGTTGTTTATGACAACATTCTCAATCAAGGTAATTTGCAACTTGGCGCTTTTAAAGCTGGTAAATATAACGAAGACCGCATTCGTGACACTTATGTTGATAATATTCAAGAACATATCAACTTTTTTCCAATATTACTGAAACATAATATTCGTTCATTCCGCATGTCTAGTGCAGTATTTCCTTTATTTGAATATAACGATTCACTTATTCGTAGTAATCTTGAATTGCAAAACAAGCTTAAGCAGCTTGGTAAACTATTTATTGATAACAACATTCGCGTGACTACTCATCCCGGCCAATTCGTTATCATTAACAGCGATACCGACAGAATTATTGAAAACTCTGTTCGTGAACTTAGTTATCATGCTTGGACTTTTGACATGATGGGTTTGCCCTTATCGCCTTATTATGCAATTAATATTCACGGCGGCAAGCGTGATAAAATAGACAAGTTAATTGAAGTAACTAATTCACTTCCCGATAATATCCGTAAACGTCTTACATTTGAAAACGACGAAAGGTGCTACAATGTTAAGCAGCTTTTACAAGTACATGAAAAAACTGGCGTACCTGTTGTATTTGATAGTCATCATTATACCTTTAATAATAACGATCTTGCGCTTCCTGATGCGTTTGCACAGTCAATCCAAACGTGGGGTAATACAAAGCCGTTACAACATATTTCTAATACAGAACTTGGCATGGAAAGTGGCACCTTTACTGAAAGGCGAGCACATTCGGCGTATATTCGTTATGTGCCAGAGCTTCAGCTTGAGGCTGCACGCGCTGATACCATAGATATCGACGTTGAGGCCAAGATGAAAAACTTTGCTGTTCTGCAAATGAGAAAGGAGTATGGTATCCAATTTTAAGCCAAAGCTTGGTCAACTTGTTTCTTGGAAAATGAGTGGGCCAAATATGTTAGATAATAAAGAGCACATCGGTATTATAACCGACGTGGTATCAGAGAATTTTGTTGAAGTTACCTTTATGCATCATGATTGGGTGATAACTCTGAATTGCAAAGGGCTTAAATTAATCAACGATGTTGAAGACAGCGAATGATGTGATACTATCTTTCTAAAGGAGAAATACATGAACAGCGACTCGTATAAGACCAAGCAGAACAATATCAAGGATCATACGATGTATAAGAATGAAACATCTAAGAAGGTTCGGAGGTATCTTTCAGCTCGCTAAAAAGCTTGCTGAGAATTCTACTTATGGTAACTTTAGACATGGTGCCGTTCTTGCTCGCGGTGGTAGTATTGTCTCTCTTGGTGTTAATTCAGATAAATACTGTTCCATTGGAAAAAGTTTTAGAGCGGAAGATCGAGGCAATCCAACGTATCACGCCGAAATCAAGGCGCTACTGAACATTCCGCGTCACATTACAAAAGGTTCTGTTATGTACGTTGCTCGTTGTTCCAAGGACGGCAATGGAGATAGAATTAGCAAGCCTTGTAGTATGTGCCATGCTGTGATGCAAGAGCGTGGTATTCGCAAGGTTTATTATACCGTGGATGATGAGATAATTGGTATGTATAAGTTTTGAGGTTAAAATGACTAACGACAAAAAGCGTGTTCTAATAATAGATGGCAACAACCTTTATATTCGTAACTATGTTATGAATCCAGCGGTGTCTACAAAAGGCGATCCTATTGGTGGTATCTTTGGTACATTAAAGAGTTTGCAAAAGCTTTGTCGTGAAATCAAGCCTAATAGAATCGTATTTGCTTGGGATGGAAAAGGTGGTTCATCAAAGCGTAGAGCGGTTAATAAGAACTACAAGGAAGGTCGCAAGCCTTTTCGATTAAATCGTAATGTTCGGAATCTCAATGAAAATCAAGAACTAGAAAACAAGATTTGGCAGATGACTCGCACAGCAGAATATTTAAACAACTTTCCAATTGTTCAGCTTCTATTAGATGCAGTAGAAGCTGACGATATTATTTCTGCCGTATCACAACATCAGGATTTAAAAGATTATAACAAAGTAATTGTGTCCAACGATAGAGACTTTATTCAACTCTGTTCAAATGATACTATTTTATATCGTCCTGTAAAAGACGAACTGCTGAACGTTAATCGCATCATAGAAGAATTTGGGATTCATCCAAATAACTTTTGTATTGCTCGTGCTATTTCTGGCGATGATAGCGATAATCTAAAAGGCGTTGGTGGTGCTGGTTTAGCTACAGTGGCAAAACGTATACCGCAATTAAAAGAATATAAGAGTGTTACTCTTGATGAAGTATTTGATTATTGTAAGGCAACAGAGTCAAAAATCAAGCTATATTCCAGCATTGTAGAGAATCAAGAGCTAATCAAAGAAAATTATAAAATCATGCAATTAGCAATTCCCAACATTTCCGTTCAAGATGCACAGAAGATAAATTATGCATTACAGAATAGTGAATGCACTTTTAATAAAACAGAACTTGTAAAGATGATGCTGCATGATGGGTTTGGTGAAACTAATTTTGAAGAATTATACGCACACATGAATAAGATTGTAGTTGAAAACTGCTAATTTCATGGTGTAGACTGTCTAAACTTTGGAGGAACAATGTCGTTTATAAATGATAAAGCATCATTTGAAAAATATGGTACAAAGTTTCAAGAGAACTTGGTTCAATTGATATTGGATGATCGTGCGTTTGCTGACCAAATCAGTGAAGTGCTCGATACAAACTTTCTTGAATTAAAGTATCTACGTATATTCGTAGACAAGGTGTTTGAATATCGCAAAAAGTATGGAACGCATCCATCACGCGATACTATTACAACCATTTTGCGTACAGACTTAGATAAAGAAAATGAATTGCTGCAAAAGCAAGTACGTGAATTCTATGCGCGTATTTCTGCTAATGAATTTTCTATTGAAGGCGAAGAGCATATCAAAGATATTTCTCTTGATTTTTGTAAGAAGCAAAAGCTGAAAGAAGCAATGATTAAAAGCGTTGGTCTAATCCAGAACTCATCCTATGACGAAATTAGCAAAATTATTAACGATGCTCTTAAGCTTGGCACAGATAACAATCATGGTTACGATTTTATACTTGATTTTGAAAAGCGATTCCAATTAATGGCTCGTAATCCTGTGACAACAGGTTGGGACTTAATTGATAACATTACAAAAGGTGGCTTAGGACGTGGAGAACTTGGCGTAGTTATTGCTCCAACTGGCGCAGGCAAGAGCATGGCTCTTGTCCATTTGGGAGCACAAGCGCTTATGCAAGGTCTTAACGTAGTGCATTACACTTTGGAATTACAAGATAAGGTTGTAGCGCTGCGTTATGATTCTTGTATTACTGGCATTCCTCTAACAAACGTAAGAGAGCAAAAAGATCTAGTTTGGAACGGAATTAAAGATGTTAAGGGTAAATTAATTGTAAAAGAATATCCAACTAAGTCTGCCAGCACAAATACTATTAAACATCATCTTGAAAAGCTAAAAAGAAAAGATTTTAAGATTGATTTAGTCATTGTTGATTACGGCGATCTAATTAGACCTATAAACGCACAGAAAGAAAAGCGAATCGAACTGGAGAGTATTTATGAAGAACTACGCGCATTGGCTCAGACATTCAATTGTGTATTATGGACAGCATCACAAACGAACAGAAGCGGGCTGAATGCCGAAGTTATTACAATGGAGAGTATCTCCGAAGCGTTTAATAAGTGCTTCGTAGCTGATTTTATCTTCACTGTTTCCCGTACAATCAAGGATAAGAATACTAATGAAGGACGTATCTTCGTTGCAAAAAATCGCAACGGGCCAGATGGATTAGTTTATCCAATATTTATGGATACAAGTAATGTAAAGATTAAGGTACTGTCTCAAAGCACAGAAACTGCAACAGAATTAATAGAAAAAGCAACGAAACGGCAGGAAGCGAATCTAAAAGAGAAGTACAAGAATTACAAGAAGGAGAAAACGCCAACATGAAGAAAGTAATAATGTTTTCAGCAAGTTGGTGCGGTCCATGCCAACGCGCCAAGCCGACATTCTTAGCTTTAAAAGAAGAGCTAAAAGATGTACAAATGGAAATTGTTGATGTTAACCAACAAGAAGATTTAGCACATGAACATGATATTCGTGCCGTTCCAACATTTGTTCTTTTCAATGAAGAAGATGATGAATTAGCTAGAATGAGCGGAGGCTCAACGGCAGAAAAATTAAAAGCTTTTATTAATCAATAACAGGGGAAACTATAATGTCAAACTGGTCTAACTTAGCGAAGGTTGTTTATAAGCGCACATATGCCCGCAAGGACAATGGGACGCTAGAAAATTGGTCAGATACTGTAGAACGTGTTATTCGTGGTAACGTTCAAGGCCATAATGTTGACGCTCAAGAAATCGAACGTTTGCGTTATTATCTGCTTAATCGCAAGGCTGGACCCGCTGGTCGTGGCTGGTGGTATAGTGGCGCACCAAGCCATAAAACTCTTGGTGGCGTAGCTCTAAATAATTGTTGGTTCGTCACTGGCGAAGAGTGGAATAATTTTGTATTGGCACAAGACTTGCTCATGTTGGGTGGTGGCGTTGGTATGAGCGTTGAACATCGTTTCGTTAGCAAGCTGCCAAAGTTAAAAAGGGATGTAAAGATAGTAAATAAAGACAGCAAAGACGCTGATTTTATTGTCCCAGATTCTCGTGAAGGTTGGAACGAACTCACCCGCAGAATATTAGAGTCTTATTTCCAAACTGGCAAGTCTTTCTCTTATTCCACTGTTTGCATTCGTGCTGCTGGCGAACCTATTAAGGGTTTTGGTGGCGTTTCTAGTGGGTCCAAACCCTTGATCGCTTTTGTAGAAAAGCTTATAGGAATATTAGAGAGCCGCTCTGGTCGTCATTTACGTCCATTAGATGCTGCGGACGTACTTTGTTCTATTGGCGAAATGGTTGTTAGTGGAAATGTGCGCCGTTCAGCTATTATTATATTAGGCGATCCGTGGGATAAGGAATATCTTAAGGCAAAGCGTTGGGATTTAGGTAATATTCCAACACAACGTGCTATGGCTAATTTCTCAGTTGTTGTAGATGATACTGAAGATTTGCATCCTTTGTTCTGGAAAACTTATGAGCAAGGCGAACCATTCGGAATTGTTAATCGCAAGAATATTCAGAAGTATGGACGTATGGGTGAATTAAAAGCCGATACCGCTATTGGTGTTAATCCTTGCGCAGAAGCATCATTAGAAGATGGCGAGCCGTGTAATTTGCAAGAAATTGCTCTTCCCAACTTGTCTGGCGAAGAAGAGTTTATTGAAGCGTCACAATTGATGCACCGTTGGGGCAAGCGTGTCACTATGGAAAAGTATCACCAACCAAAGTGTGATGCGGTTGTAAAGCGCAATCGTCGTATTGGTACAGGCATTACAGGCTGTCTACAAAGCGAGCTTTTCAATCCCGAAACTCTTGACAAGGCTTATGCGGCAATACAAAAAGAAAACAAGTCATACTCCAAAGAATTGGGTATTCCAGAAAGCATCCGCACAACTGTTATCAAGCCAAGCGGAACAATAAGCAAGGTATTTGATAGCTACGAAGGCGTCCACCCAGCTTATTCACGTTATATTATTCAACGTGTACGCTTCTCTGGTAACGACCCGCTTCTACCATTATTGCGTGAAGCTGGACATTATATGGA